CCAACCTTTTCACCAATAACTCGCACATACCATACACTAATGACCTTAAACTCATATTACTTATTTTACTCTATACTTTACACTTTTTACTATATACTATTTCAATTTTTTTTTCTTGTCCACCTTTGAAAAGGTGGAGCCAAACCCAACACAAAAAATTGAAATAATTTTCATTTGACACAAGTGACGTATAATATCGCTCAGTGTCTATTTCAAAATGTCAGAACTTATGCAAGGTATGCGATCGTTTCAGTCAAATATCAGATTGAATCCGAGATGTAGATTATGTCGCCAAGCTGGACACAATATATTACATTGTAGAAGTCCTGTAATCAATCAAATAATAACAGAAACATATAATTTTATACAAGATCAAGCCGCTAATTTATCATATTTGCACATGTATGATCCGCCGCGTCCTCCTTTAGAGGAAACAAACTTGGACGAACCTATAAAAATTTTCCTTATAAGATTTACTAGTGAAGAAATCGCGATACTAGCGACTAATTTCGGCATGAAATCAACATTGTCACGAGATATTCATGTGAAAACCTTAATAGATATTTATTCAACCGTAATAAGAAGACAAGCAACCAACATGATAAGAAATGCTGAAGAAGCACTCCGATCTCTTCATAGCAATGAAGAAGAGTTGAGAGTATGGAAGATTACACCATTGATGTTATGCGTAGAATCAGCAGAAGAGCTCAAAGTACAACAAGACTGTCCAGTATGTTTTGAATCGCGAGAGAAGATCAATATGGTATCATCTTCATGTAATCATGAAATATGTAATACATGTATGACGACAATATTGGATAAACAGGCGTTGAGTCGGATTCCGTCATGTGTCATTTGTCGCGGTTCAATCAATAATATTTCAATCCGATGCATTGAAACATTCAATTTTCTGAGAGAAAAATCGTATTCTATGGTTGATATCTGATAAATTTCCAAAAATAAAATAAAAAATAAGATGTACATGTTTTTTATTTTTATGTTATTTCATCAAAATCCCCAACTTTTGAACTTAGATAGATTATCAGGATGGAACCGATTCATCATTAATTCTTCCGCAAATGTATTTTTCATCCTTTCTCTCAATACATTATAATCATAACCTTTTTTAAATATATTTGGATTTCGTGATAACCAATGATAATCAAACCAATCAAAATCAATTATATTATGATTTTCTTTCATTAATTCTATTGCATTCGGATTTGCGGATAAACAATTCCAATCAATTTCATCAGGATTTTCTTTCAATAAATCTAACGCATTCGGATTTAATGATAAATAGAACCAATCAATTTTATCTGGATTTGCTTTTAACAGTTCAATTGCATTTGGATTCTTTGATAGCCAAGACCAATCAATTTTATCTGGATTTGCTTTTAACAGTTCAATTGCATTTGGATTCTTTGATAACCAATCCCATTGAATTTTATCCTTGTTTGCTTTCAAAATATCTAACGCATTTGGGTTTTCTGATAACTCATACCACTCTATCTTATCAGGATTCGCTTTCAACAGATCTATTGCATTTGGGTTTGAAGATAACTTCCACCAAACAATATTATTCGGATTTTCTTTGAGCATGTCTATCGCATTCGGATTTGCTGATAAATAATACCAATCAATTTTGTCAGGATTCGCTTTCAACAGATCTATTGCATTCGGATTTGCCGATAACCAACACCAATCAATTTTATCAGGATTCGCTTTCAACAGATCTATTGCATTCGGGTTTCCTGATAAAAATGTCCAAATTAAATTTTCAATTGGGATCCAATCGTGCAATTTATATTTATATATTTTATCATTTGATATATAGCTCATATTTATTTTGAACGTCTGATATGTTTAATATTTTACAATAAAAAATAATTATTTTTATTGTAAAAATACCACCCATTTGTTTGACGATATTCGCTAGGTAGACTAAAAAAAATGAAATATTTATAGTCTACTATTTACATGTACTATTCAGCAACCAGTAAAATTAAATTATGTCTTCTATTACTTCAACTGCAATTCCCAAAAGTGCTCCAAGCATGTGCATCCCACGCACATTTCGCAATATTACTCGTGAGCATGTAATAGATACGATCAAGAATCTCAATATTGGCCTCATTGATCGTGTAGATATGATTTTACGACAGAATGAAAAGGGCGAAGAGTTTCAACGCATATTCATTCATTTTAGGGAGTGGTTTGACAACCCAACTGCAATTAAAGCGCGTCAGATGTTACTTGAAGGTAAGGAAATAAAAATAATTTACGACGACCCGTGGTTTTGGAAAATATCTGCCAACAGAGCAATCGTTCGTTCTAAGATTCCAGACAAACCACATAAGTCCAATATATCCCCCGCTCCAATAATAGATTTTGATGACACAATTACAGATAGAAAGTACGCCATTTACAAGGAGCGCAAACAGTTCAATCAAGGCCACAATTCACGTGGACGCCAACTAGAGAAAGTATTTGTTCCTCGTTCTCCATCTAGTTCCCCACCTCCACCAAAAAAAGAAGAATAGAACAACTAAATAATAGGTCTTTGCTAGAGCATCATGTAATTATAATTGTAACAAACCATTTCTCTCTACAGATCAATTCGTAGGTCCAACAGATCCGGATATTTTTCATTGATAATCTCTGTAAGCTTATCCATCTTGATGATTTTGTCAGTCTTTAATAATTCTGCACATTCTTGTATAACAGGCTTGCTCTTTTCCAAAATAAGTTTGGACATTGCATATGCACTATTGATTAGATTGGTTACTTCATCATCAATCATCTCCTTATACTTTTCGCTAGAATTTGGATAAATTGTATGACCTCCCATACCATAATAGACGATCATTTTTTCAGCGAGTTTGAGAGCTTCTTCAAAATCATTAATTGCACCAGTTGTGACTGAAACGTCGTAAAAGGCTTCTTCCGCGATGCGCCCAGCAAGTAAAATCATCAAATGTTCAAATAGCGCTTCTCTCGTATAAATTGGATTAGTTGAAGACTCAAAAACTGTATACCCAGGACTATTCGGCGAAGACAAATTTATGATGACCTTGGATACCTTGGAATGGTGTTTTGAGAGAAACCCGATGATGGCATGTCCCATTTCATGAATAGCTATCCGATCAATAATGTCACTGGTAAACTGATGTTCTGTTGGTTGCCACCCTACCATCATATTATTCATAATACTATCAATATCTCGGTTTTCCATAACAAATCGGTTATCTCTTAGCGTATTTAACATAGCTTCATTTAGTAAGTTCTCTATTTGAGCACCAGAAAGTCCTGCCGTTAAATCAACTAAATCCTTTAAATTAACTGTTTTATCGTATGGCTTACCGTGAATATGAATAGAGATAATCGCTTCTCTCGTTTTGGAATCGGGAACATTGATAAATATGCGTTTATCTATGCGTCCAGGGCGCAATAATGCAGGATCAAGCAAATCTGCGCGATTTGTGGCACCCATTAAAAATATCCCAGACGCCGTTTTGAATCCATCCAATCCGACAAGAAGCTCATTCAATGTATTATCGCGTTCATTACCGGATGATTCACCATCTCCAGAACGTTTTCTACCTAATGCGTCAATTTCATCAATAAATATAATACACGGAACATTTTTTTTGGCTAAATCAAACAGCTCTCTAACGCGAGTAGAACCAACTCCGACATATTTTTCCTGAAACTGTGATCCTGAAACGGCAATAAATGCGACATTCGTCTCTCCAGCAAATCCCTTGGCAAGCATTGTTTTTCCATTTCCAGGCGGTCCTTCCAAGATAATACCCTTGGGTATACGAACATTATAGCTTGCATATTTGGTATAATTTGTCAATATATCAATACACTGATATAACTCCTGTTTTATATTATCATATCCTCCAATATCCTTAAAGCTAATAGGAGACTGTGTAATAACTTCAAAGTTTTCTGAACGAAGCTGTTTCTTATCCGTGCGTCTTGTTCTAAGCAAATGACCATTCATATCATAATGATGACCATCGTCTTTATTTGTTTCATCGTCTAGTTCTCTCTTAGCTGTGGATGGTGTCGCTGGCGGGCTGAATATGATTTTGATACCAGGAAACACCATTTTCTGAGAATTTTTATTATTAAAATCGTCTTCGTCCTCATAACCATCGTCATACTCTCCTTCATCTTCATCATCTTCTCCCCCTTCATAACCGGAATCCTCTTTTTCACCGTGCTGGTTAATCGCCTTTCTTGGATCATTACCAAGAATAACATTGTTTTGAATAGTTATATTTTTTGAATTCAACTTGTGAATATAGTCTTCATAGTATTTTTTTCCAAAAGGAGAATAGTTATTAGATGATATTTTTAGATCATTTCCTCTCGGACATCTATGAGTTTTTACTAACAAAAAAGCGCGCGCATCAAGAAACCAAAAAAAAATGAAAAAGATTCCTCTCATAATTAATTTATAGTTTCCTAAGATTATATATTCTTGTAAAATCCGTAATCTCCATCTGATCCATTGTCTGAAAAAATGGGTGCATCGCATCTCCACCCTTGTGCAAAAATAACAGGAAATATCTGGTAAACACGCGGTGCTAAAACTTTACATTCTTCATGATGCATATTAACAATAAGTCTTTGGGCAGTTGAGATCGCAATGTTACCTCCTATGATGACATCTTTTTCAGCACCTTGTACATCTATATGAACCAAATCGGGTTCAGGAAAATCTCGTTTTTTACATATTGTATTTAGTGAGGCTGTAGTCATTTCTACGTAATCATCAATATCATAATTGTTAATACATTCACAGCTTACTTCTCTATAATAGCTGTTTTGAAAAAAGAAAAATTCATTTTGATAGAATTTGACAGTTTTCTCATCAAAATCGCTCAATGCTCCAATATAATAATCGTAGTCAAACTCTTTGTATAATTCTTCAAATGGTGAGAATGCATCAAAAACAATATATTTTGCATTTGGCCATAATGTTTCGCAGAATCGCGTCCATATCAATGCCCCAGCTCCAATATCATATATTACGTCGGGTTCAAATCCCGTCTTTTTCAAGGAATATAAATATTTTTTATTATCTTCAGATAAATGATAAGTATATTCGTCACTTATTTTTTTGATATGTTCATAAACTAAAGACATGCAGTAGAGCACTATTATAAATGGATAAAATTATTTTCGTAATATGTAATATAATGAGCACACGAAGACGTAGATCTGCAGGCAAGAAGCGCACTATGCGTGGCCGAACAAGGAGAAACAAACAAAATGTACGTAGATGCAGCAGATGCACTCGCAGAATGAGAGGAGGATGAGGACCACCATCAGTCTAATTATGTTTGCAGTTTACTTTCGGAATGACGTACTCTCTCGCGTACCGATATGTATAGTAAAAACAACATAAATAGATTGGTCTATAATATAATATTGTAATATAATGGTGAAGTTTTGCTCCAACGATTATCCCAAAATACAAAATGAACAATATAAAGAACATTTTGAAAAGTACCCTTTTCCGCTGAGTACTTTTCAAAAATACGCGATAGAGTCTATAGTAGAAGGCAACCATGTATTGATCACAGCCCATACCGGTTCAGGCAAAACACTCCCAGCCGAGTTTGCAATTGAGCATTTTGTAGGACTTGGGAAAAAGGTGATTTATACTGCCCCGATCAAGGCGCTTTCAAATCAAAAATTCTACGAGTTCACTCAAAAATATCCACATATTTCGTTCGGTATATTAACAGGGGATATTAAAACGAATCCCGAAGCGGATGTCCTGATAATGACTACAGAGATCCTACTTAATACTCTTTATAGCAAAAAGAGTCAGGGAATAAGTGGACAGATGGACTTTAATATAGATTTGGATTGTGAGCTTGGTTGTGTTATTTTTGACGAGGTTCATTATATCAATGATCCAGATCGTGGGCGAATTTGGGAGGAAAGCATTATGATGTTGCCGTTACATATCCAACTAGTTATGTTGTCGGCAACAATTGATGCGCCAGAGAAGTTTGCATTATGGTGCGAAACTAGGCCAGCTGCGACTGGTATCGTAGTTCCGCAAAAAACAGTGTATTTGGCTTCCACGAATCATCGTGTAGTGCCCTTGACACATTATTCATTTATTACTACAACAAATGGAATTTTCAAGGCGATTAAAGACAAGGATATGGAGAAGCAGATTAAAGATTTAACTAATAAGCCATTTGTGATTCAAAGTGCTACAGGCGAGTTCAACGAGCCGCATTATTACAAGATGAGAAAAATGCTGGACCTCTTTGAAAATAAACGAATTTTTGTCAAGCGAGCTCACGTATTGAATCAAGTGTGCAAATACATGACTGAAAACAATATGCTGCCCGCATTGTGTTTTGTTCTTTCCAGAAAACAATTAGAAATATGTGCAAAGGAGGTAACGTCTGTTTTATTGGAGGATGATTCCAAGGTCGGGTACATCGTCCGCAGAGAATGTGAGCAAATTATACGCAAGCTTCCGAATTATCAAGAATATTTACAGCTGCCCGAGTATATGGAGATGGTTGCTCTTTTGGAAAAAGGGATTGCAATTCATCATAGTGGTGTGATGCCAGTTCTGAAAGAGATGGTGGAGCTTCTTTATGCCAAGGGTTATATCAAGCTTTTATTTGCGACGGAGACTTTTTCCATTGGTGTAAATATGCCGACAAAGACGGTAATATTCACAGATGCAAACAAGTTTGACGGTACTCAAATGAGGAATCTATATTCACACGAATATACACAAATGGCGGGTCGCGCTGGAAGGCGTGGCATTGATACGGTTGGACATGTGATTCATTTGAACAATTTATTCAAAGGAATTGATTGTACCGGATATAAGATGATGATGCAAGGCAAACCGCAAAAGTTGGTTAGTAAATTCAGGGTTTCATACAATCTTCTTTTGAATCTGATTTCTATGGGAGATACAAACTTTACAGACTATGTAAAACGGTCCATGATTCAAGAAGATTTAACTGCAGAAATGGGCGTTATTTATAACAAGATATCAAATATTACAGATGGATCTAGTATAGGTGAATTAAGAACGCCTAGGGAGGCTGTAGATGAATATATTGCTCTTACACAATCCGTAAAATTGGCTGTGAATAAAAAACGCAAGGAGATGGAAAGGCGTATTGCGAGTCTATTAGAAACACATAGGTATATGGAGATAGATAAGAATAAAGTAGAAAAACATTTAGTTTCGCAGTTGGAACATGACAATTTGCAGAGAGATATGCAATTTCTGGAAGATTATTTATCAAATAATGTTATGAATGTAATAGACCTGTTAATTGAAGAAGGATTTATTTCAAAAGAGAAAGAAATTGGTGATGGAAATATTGAATTGACGTTCAAAGGTAAAACAGCAACCCAACTGCGCGAGGTTCATTGTCTAGTATTTGCGAATTTGTTTGAGCAAAAAAAATTAGATAATATGACAGCCAAGCAGATGATTGGACTATTTAGTTGTTTTACAAATGTTACGGTGAGTGATGATATCAAGTTTCATATGCCACAAAGCTATGATAAAACAGTTCAATCTGCGTGTATGGAATCCAAAGAAATGTATAATAATTATTTGACAATGGAGGAGACGCGTTCAATTAATACTGGGGCTGACTATAATATTCATTTTGATCTCATTGATTTCGCGATGAGATGGTGTGACTGTCAAGATGCTCCAGCATGCAAGATGCTTTTACAGGATTTGGAGCGAGAAAAAGGAGTATTTTTGGGAGAATTCGTGAAAGCTCTTTTAAAAATTAATAACATTGCTGGAGAAATGGAAAAGATAGCAGAAGCAAATGGAAATATTGATTTTTTAAGTAAATTGCGGGAGATCCCTGTTATGACATTAAAATATGTGGCAACAAATCAATCTCTGTACGTGTAGAATTACATCTTAGATGTGAACCTGCCGATTTTACAGGTATTCTTTCTTCTTCTTCTGCCTCATCGTCAGTATCATTTACAAAAGGTTGAATACGTTTTGTTTTCTTGGGTCGTTTTTTTTGTTTGTTAACTGTCTGTTTCATAATGATATTGAAATGTATTAGACAATCTAATATATTTCAATTTTATTCGGTTATTTCGTCAAATCTAATAGCTTGGTCAACCAGTATATGGAGCATAAATAGTAATAGGAACAGTAGGATCCATCCATGGTTTTATATCCATGTTTCCATTATTATAGTCGTCACCGCCTTTTTTATTACGACCACGTCTTACCGTCTTTCTTCTTGATCTCCTTCCGATTTTAGTTTTTTTTGTAAAACGGTTGCGGTTTCTTCTAGGACGAATCATTATAATATACGTATACATTATTTATTCAGTCATGATTTAGGGTAAAATAATCATAAATATTTCTTTAGATATACTATAATATGTCTTCAGAAGAGGATATGCTTACTCTAGAAACTCAACCTGTATCTCCTTGCAGTTGTATTGAATGCGACTGCTCCGACTGTCAGTGTCTAGTATGCATATGTAACTGCAAAGAAGATGAACCGAATCCTACTCCAGAAACAGAAACTATACCTGAGTTCAACTGTCTTAATTGCAAATGTTCCGAGTGTCAATGCGTTGTCTGTGTATGTGACTATAAAGAGGAGGAATCCGCATCTAAAGAGGAGGCACCGGAACCAAAAGAGGAGGAATCGGAACCAAAAGAGGATGAACCGGAACCAAAAAAGGAGGAACCAGCATCTAAAGAGGAGGAACTAGCATCTAAAGAGGATGAATCAGCATCTAAAGAGGAAGGACCAGCATCTAAAGAGGATGAACCAGAACCAAAAGAGGAGGAACCAGCATCTAAGGAGGAGGAGTCGGAACCAAAAGAGGATGAACCAGCATCAAAAGAGGATGAACCAGCATCAAAAGAGGATGAACCAGTATCAAAAGAGGAGGAAACTGCGCCAAAAGAGGAAGATTCTCCGCCAAAGGATGAGCTCCGCATCAGCGAGGTATTGGATAACCTTATCGCGAAGGTAGACGCACCCGCAAAAAAATCTTTCGGTATTTTACAGTTTTTCCAAAGCTTTTTCACTCGTTGTACTTGAGTAATCACGCGTTCTCTTTTCTAATAGTCATCAGCAATAACTAACTAAGCTTAGGAAAAATAAATTTACTTTTCCTAATCACTGGAATTTTCAAGAAAAAAAGTCCAATAATAATCATAATTATTCCAACGTATTGTAATGGATCTGTGAAGTATTCACCTAAAAATAAGATTGCTGCAAATGATTCAATAACAGCACTAATACCATCCCATGCGGCATTTACTAGGAGAACTTGGGATCCCTGTAGGGATCGTATTAAAAAGTATATTACTCCAATATATCCAGTTACACCTGTTGCAAAAGATATATATCCGCCATTATTTGCAAATTGTTTAAATCCAAAATCTCCAATTATTTCAACCAATGCCAATGTTCCAATATCTTGATAGCTCATAAAGTAGATACAGGAAAAAAATGAAATAATTAATATTACGTTGTATTATTTAATATATACAATATTTTGACAATGATAAGTCAGCGCGCATCTGATATTATATCTCCGGATTCCTCGTTAAGACCAAGTAAACCTGTCTCACGAGATGACCTAGTAGAAGGTCAGGAATATTATATACAAGGTATACCTGTAGATAAAGAATATTCCGGTAAACAAATTGGAATATTCATTGGCAGACGAAATACTTATTTATACAATAATACTAAATGGGTCGCTGAATTTGATGTGCGTAATATAGGTGAATACAGCGCATTTGGAACTGGGACTCGGTATTTCAATGAGCATAATTCAAGTATATTCTATCTTCCGGTCGCAACAATAATTCAAAATGAGAGAAGAAAAAATAGAGATAATCTAATGATTAAAGATCTAGACGATTTACGTAAAACAATGTCTTCGCTACCTGAAGATATTGTTAATTATACCGAGCCGTATATCACAGGAAATGATAAATATGGTATACATAACCAAAAATTATACCCTCGGGCATGTAAATATAATGCATGGATGGATGGATAGAACTAATAAATAAGGTACATAAACGATTCAAAAAGTAATTACACATATACAATAGTCATGCTTCTGGCAAATAAATACAGGATTAATGAAAGACTTGGAGCCGGCGAATTTGGTGCAATTTATAAGGGAAGTAATATAAGAACCAATGAAGAGGTCGCGATTAAAGTAGAATCCCTTCAATCAGAAGTTCCCTTGTTAAAACGAGAGACAAAGATTTATCAATATTTGACTCGTGGATATGGAATACCCAAAGTTAAATGGTTTGGCGTTGACGGAAATAATTATTATATGGTTCTACCTCTTTTTAATGAATCTTTAAAAGAAAGAAGAGAGAGGCTAGGGGCATTTTCTCTCAATGATGCATTATTAATCGGTGGCGAGATGGAAAAAATTCTGCACTACGTGCACAAGATGGGACTTGTGCATAGAGACGTAAAACCAGAAAATTTCATGTTTGGACAGGATGAAAAAATATATTTGATTGATTTTGGGCTTTGTAAAAAACGCCCTTTGTCTTCAATGACAAAGAGAGAAAGTCAAACAATTATCGGCACGCCGAATTATATAAGTATAGATGTGCATGATTTTATGGAGCCTGATACAAAAGACGATTTAGAATCTGTGAAATATATTGTTCTTTTTTTATATTTAGAACAGCTTCCATGGGCTCAACCAAATCTGACCAACGCGGAAATAAGAGAGAGAAAAACTAGGATAGATTGTCTAGAAATATCTACATCATAATCACTAGAAAGGCCTTCCGCGGAAGAAGTATATAATAAACAACCTATGGCAACAACAACAACAAGAAATAAGACTATTATATTTATTGATTTATTCCAAAATATCATCCAAAATATATATTTTATGTTCAATGTTGTTATGTGTTATTTTGATAATTTGAATGGGTTGCATGAGGATATTCAGATAATTAGCGACACCAATGCTGACCCACACACATATAAGAAGGCCTAAAAACATTTCTTACAAAAAAATAACATAAAGACACCATGCTATAAGAGTATATAAGTAGAATGACAACAGCATCTTCTCACGTTACAAGTTCTGCAGAGCGTATTACTGGTAGAGTTAAGTGGTTTAACAACAAGGCAGGTTATGGGTTCGTTACGGTCACCGACGGTGATCGCACCGGAACAGATATTTTTGTTCACCATAGCTCGGTTGTAGTATCCAACCAACAGTACAAGTACTTGGTTCAAGGCGAGTATGTGGAATTTTCTTTGATTTCCACCCAAGGAGGAGCGCATGAGTATCAAGCAGCAGAGGTGAGTGGTATTAAGGGAGGATTACTAATGTGTGAGACGAGACACGAATTTCGTATTACTCGGACAAAGAGTGGAAATGCATTGAATGATACTGTTGATGATATTTCACAGAAACCCTCGGTGACACCTCGTTCAGCGTCTGTTCGCGGATCAAGTTCAAAGAATGAGAGTGGCGCAGAGTGGACTCTTGTCAGCAAGGATCATCCTTCACAGACACCGTCACAACCGCATTCATCCTCATCTTCAACGGCTGATGCACCAACAAGCAAGCCCAGAGGACGTGGACGCCCTCCTCGTGCCAAGTAAAACGTAATGTCACAATCATCCGGCATTTTGCCTCATAATTGTGTTTGTCGCCTGACAATATTTTATACTATGTAAACGTAACGGTTTATCACAAAGGATTTATATTATATAAAGAATTTATAATATAAACACAACTGAACAATCCTATATTATAAGTAAATAATATTTGTATATCATGGGATTTAATTTATTTTGTAAAGATATGACATACGGATCATCTTATATTTACTGGAATGGGTTAAGAAAGTATATTATTATCACATTTATTAGACATTTGATTGAAAAGGAAAAAAATACTAAAAATACAGAAAATAAAATAACCGACCAACTTCTTGATATTGTAAATAACAAATATGACATATTATTTGAATTATTCATTAACTTGTACAAAGAAAACTCGTCGTATTTTTTAACAGAGAAAATATATGGTATATATCTACTTGTAAATAAAACGGATGTTCAAGGAATATACACTCCACATGAATCAATACATATTGTTACCTCGCTTATATTGTTGTTTCAATATATTAATGATCAATATATAAATGATATTGATAATATACTCAATATTTTCAAAACTTCTATTGAACATGATGAAAATGTCATTATAGGTTAGAAAAAATAATAACGAGAGCTAATAATTACAAAAATATAAATTTTATGTAAACTAACTTAGAAACAAAAATATCATATTATTATATAATTTTTACTATTATAATATTATGAGTGATTTACATATATATAATTCATCTGTGTGTGATTTTTACAAAAAACATAAAAACATTAATTTTCAAAATGTTAATTTATGGTTTGTAAAATTATTTGAAAATATTATATGTGAGGATTCTGAAAATAGTGTTGTACAAATAGAAAAAATTATCAATCAACCAATACATACGACTCTGACTGACATACTGCCGACAGCTTACTTACAAAAGGGACAAAATGGGGAGAAAAAACTTGAAATGATATTAAACAAACTAGATGAAACTTCCCAAATTATTGATGGTCAAACCAGAAAAATTTGTGGAGATTTTCAGATTGTTCGTGTAGGAAAACCGACTATTTTTATTGAAAGTAAGGAAACTTGCAGTAATATTGCATTTGAAATTGTTGAAAAGTTTATGAAAAACTCCAAAGAATCATCCTTTTGTGGTATTCTGATGTCGCAACACAGCGGAATCATAAATAAGCCGAATTTTTTAATTGATGTTTGTAATGGAAGTATACTTATATATATGCATAATGTGGAATATGACCCTATAAAAATTAAAACAGCGATAGATATTATAGACAAGCTCTATATAAAATTACAAGATTTCAATTCAGATATAAATAAAGGTATGATAAATAACGAGATAATTGAAGAAATAAACAAAGAGTATCAACTCTTTACGAGTAAAAAAGAGTGTATTATAAACTTTATCAAAGAAAATCAAAAAAAACTGCTGGGACAAATTGAAGATTTAAATTTTAATAATCTTGACGAGTATTTATGTAGTAAATATAAGCCTATACAACAGCTCGTTACTACTCATAAATGCATAATGTGCAACATCTATAGCGCGAAATCATTGAAAGCGTTAGCAGCGCATAAACGCGGTTGCAAAAAAAAGAATTTTGGAGCTCCTTCAGAGGATATTACTCTAACTGTATAGAATCAATCATTATTTTGTATCCGGTGTCTACATCCAAATCGTGGATTTTTATTCTACCTGTTTTCTTTACCGCACAAGTAGTCTGATTTCCGCTCATATCTGGATTAAATATGGTATGTGTAATATACATACCACAGGCAGTTTTTCCGTGTTGATGTAAAATAATAAACCCTTTTGGATGTATAATTATTTCATTAAAAGTATAATTGGTTATATCCAAACTAGCTCTAGACATTTATATTATATTATAGTGCTATAATATAAATACCTAAAAATATACACTCCTAAATATTTTACACCATATATCGTACAGTAAATTACTAAATATTTAAAAAACTTACAATTGTTGATTACAATTGATCGCTCGCAAAAAATCATTATTTTGTAATAGTTTATTTGAAAATAGTATTGTAAACCCTTATTTCAGAATGCAAATGCAAAATATTTGTTTTAGCCAAGAAAAAATTAATTTATTGAGAGAGGCGAATACAAGAATGTATTTAGATGATATCAAGGTAAATAACATCATCTTTATATACTGCCCACCCAAAGTAGGATCCACAACGCTTGTATCTTCTATTCGTCTCTCTGCTACCTATAAATACAAGGTATTGCATATTCATGATGAAAGCATGCTTCAGGTACTTACTGGTGTCCAAGGAGTTACCGTCAATGAGATCATTCAGTATAACCAATCTATTGGGAGAAATGTATTTGTCATTGATGTATATCGCTCTCCAATAGAACGAAAAATGTCGGAATATTTTGACAAATTGTCTTCGTTTCATTTTAATAACACAGAAGATCGTATTATGCATTATGACTTGAGACGTCTATCGGTAAGATTCAATAATATATTCATGCATATTGCAAATGGCGATCATTACCTTGACAAGTTTACAAACTTGGACAAACCAAACTCATTTCATTTTGATGACAAGTATTTATTGCAAACTGCACAAGGAATAACATATATTAAGTTGCGTTTAAAGGATTCAACCGAATGGGGACGCATCCTTTCGCAACTTCTTGATGCGGAAATAACCATTATCAATGACTATGAAACGGAGAAAAAGAAGACGGGAAATTTATATAAACAATTCAAAGAGTTTTACAAAATTCCTGTAAACTATTTGAACGTTTTACAGAATTGCCCTTATTTGAATTACTACTTCTCTCAACAAGAAAAAGAGGAATATATATCAGGTTGGAAACAAAATCAATCTGAAGATATTTTCATTGGATATACTGATAAAGAATATGAAGTATACAAGGATATATGTATTGAAAATCAGTGGTACAAGGATATCCAATATGATCATTATCTTGACGAAGGATGCAGATGCCAAGCGTGTTGCAGGAAAAGGCGATCTATTGTAGTTAAAGCGCGCAAAGGAGATCCTCCTAAGGAAAGACTGGTACATGCGAATGCAGTAAGAGAATTCAACGAATACAAGGAAAAAATGAAATCTCATATAGTAGCGCAGAATATGGCGCGTGCGCAAAGAGTCAATAAACTTGTAGTAAAGAAAACGAAACCCACGTTCAAGAATAATCTCATGGAAAATATGAATGATAAAAAATAGATTTTTTGAAGAATAATAAACATTCTGCAAAAAATTGAATAAATATATAGGAAAATAGAAAATAGAAACTAGAAACAAACAAGTATTATACATAAATGGATATAAGCCACTACCTCAATAAGAAGAATTCATTCCGAGAATTATCGGACGAAGATTTTGAACATCTAGTGCCTTTATTCGCACAACAATTAGAAAACTCGGGGTTTATATATGATTCTCCATCCCCAGAAGATATTCAAAAAGACTGGAAATCGCTTTGTAAAAAAACAGTCGTCTCTGTAGCAGGAACTACTGCTACTACTACTACGAATAATGAAAAACACATTGTAATCAGCGCCACATGTGTAGTTGGAATGAAAATTATCCGAAAATATATGCCTCATTTCTACAATGTGAAGAATTACAAGGGTGTTTCAGTGATATCTTTGTGGAAAAAAGAAAACGTAGAAAAGGCGCTCCGTTTCAATAGAAAATATCATTCCACTCCCTATGTAAGTGAAATTATACGATCATTATCATTCACCAATGGACTCGGAAAAATCACGATCTATCGTCCTATAATGGCGAAAAATATTGTCAGTTATTTAAATGCACAAAGCGTATTAGATGTTTGTGTAGGTTGGGGAGGGCGCATGTTAGGCTCTGTTAGTGTTGGATCCAATGTTCATTACACCGGTATTGAGCCATGTATGGCAACCTATGAAGGGCTATGTCAAATTCGCGACACTCTATCGTTAGATAATATAGAGCTGATCAACAAACCAGCTGAATTAGCTTTGGAACAAATGCCCAAGGATAGAAAATTTGACATGGCGCTTACCAGTCCGCCTTATTACAATTTAGAAATATACTCGGATGAGCACGATCAATCGCTGCAATATGGTTCATATGAACAATGGATACATAAATTCCTGGAGCCGGTAATTGCGGGTGTATTAGGGCGCGTAAAATGCAGTTGTTGGAGCATCAAAAACTTCAAGACTAATAAAAAATACGCTTTACTTGAAGATGTTATACAAATTCACGAGAAGAATGGATGGAAGATGATGGATATTACGTTCTCAATGACTAATAGTAAACGCCCTGGAGGATCCGCTATGGATGCAGAAAAAAAGGCGTCGGAAGAAACAACCTATCTGTTTATTCCGATGTAATCATCTGTAAACGTATCTTCTTTTTCAAATTCTCTTCGTCGTTAAATAGATAAAGCTTAAATTTTTTCTGGTCATAATTATTTAACTTTTCACGAAGAGTTATACGTGACATCATGTTTAATTCGGGTAAATATACCAAAAATTGAAACAACCCATCATTGCGATTTATTCTATCAAATACATAGCCTATATAAAGCGGCTCCATTTTTTCTGGATGGTTCACATATAGTTCAAGTAAACTGCAATCATTCTGAACTTTGCGTATGGATCGCATAGTTGTATTGATATACTCTAGTTCAGATTCGGCTGTCCATTGTTGATAAAATGCGATAGCTTTGTCGGATAAACAAAGCAATCCCTTGTTTTGCTGAAATTTAATAATATTCAGCAAATCCACCAACCTACGTATCGGACTGGTAATATGCACGTATGCATCCATATCTAAGAAATCGTGGCGCTTTATATCTTCTACCGATGCATCTATGTATTGTCCTCCACTGCTATTCCAAATCTTGATAAATTTCCCTACATCTTCAGGTAGATGCTCAGGAATAGATATGGATTGATTTTTAATAATTGTAGAGCGGAAAATTCCATTTCGCTGAGTTATCAGTTCTTTTGCACAATGATAATTCATAAATGTCATTAAATAAGCTACCAAGTCGTGACTATTACGCACGTTTTGAAGGTATTTATACCTTCTAGACATTTTTTTGGTTGTCTCCAGTAGCGAATTGTAATGATGATCTCTGAAAAGAGCTGCCTCCTCATAACAGTAATTTTTATGAACACGTATAGCACAATTTCCGTATGCTATATCCTTAATTTCACAGGTATCTTTGTCCATAGTAACATCCATGAAAAAAGCGAACCGAGTATTTTTCTCTTGCAGACTGCATAAACAATCGGATAAAATGGTTGGAAGCATCGGTCGTTTGCGATCTGGTAAATAAATAGTGGATATGCGCCTTGAAAATGAATCCCACAATCCTAAAACGTCCATCCAAATAGTTACATTAGATATGTAAATAGATAATGTGTGTGTATCTTCATTAAAACTAAACCCATCATCAAAATCCGCACTCTTAGGCGGGTCAATCGTGAATACGTGCCAACTTGGTCCTGTCCTATCTTGAATAGACGGATATTTTTGCATAATAGTCTCAACAAACGCATCTTTGGAAGCAGACTTTAGTGCCTTGCTAGTATCTTTCGTGAATTTTTGAATAGACGCGTTTAGACTTTTGCAATAAAGCTGATATTCATAAAAATTATCCAAAATATCCACGTAACCAATCACTTGGCTCAAAATACCGTGCGGATGCTTATTCGTCCACTCTACATATGTAAAAGTAACATACATATTCGTAAACACCTTGGAGAATCCGATATTCTTCAACTCATACGGAACCAAAAAAGAAGGAAGCCTTTTGTCATCCGGGATTACCTTGTACAAGAGTCGGCCATTATATCTTCCATATGTTTTTGTTGTCTTGAGAACCAAGACACCTGGAATAGACTGCATCACTCTTGTTGTTGAATGCTCCAATTTGACTTTTTTAGTAGTATCATCAATACTAAAAACGTCATTTGTAAATAGTTTTTCTTCAACTGGATTCACTTGAGGGAGTGAAATCTCTTTAAATTGCAAAACATCGTAGATACACCAACTGGTATAATTTCGGTCATTGATATGCACTTTATATATCGTCATTTAACTCTATATAATAACTAGTATTATATCTTTAAGTCTAATACATATCATATTTTCTGCTCAGTAGGGAGACCATCTATGCTCGTCGTATTTTCGGTTTCTTTGTCTATTTCAGTATCGTCAGGCGTATCGCCTCCAGATTCCATCCGTCGTCCTCCGTTGATTAGCTCTCCTCCAATCTTTTCATTTATTTCGGTATTTTCCATCTTTTTCACAATTTCTCTCTTTACATTTTGGTTCTGCAATGTATACATAAAAATACGAGGCATTATAGCCATATTGTTCATATATGTCCGATATCGGAAACAAGAAATACTTGCATTTTTATCAAACTTGATACTGTACCACCAGTAAGCAGGAATATAAATTATTTTTCCCGTCTGCATATTAACCTCCAAGCATTTAACCTTGTCAAAATCGGATTTATATTCCGGTTGGGTATTCCAAGGATTCACTGGAGAGCGAAACTCAAAATTCTCATAATCGTTATAAGGTGATAGATATTTACTGCTTTTGGGTGGGATCATCTTTATTTTAACACTACCTTGAGTAATATAAAAGTAGTTGCGGTAGTTAATTTCATATCGTAATGGGGTTATTACGTTCTCTGAGCCTAACATAATATCGTAATTACAGTTACAAACCATGTATGGTCGTATATACTCATCGTTATATTGAAGGCTTTTAACGACCCCCGTCTCTTGTAAAAAATCGCTATTGTTTTCCGATACATAAACACCCTTTAGATCCTCATTAAATAGTTTGACTGCTGCATTCAAGGGAAGAGGTAAATAACTACACTCTGGCTCTAATATATTTCGCACTTTTACTTCAAAGGCATGATAATTTGTGATAATTGACCCTTTATTTACTGATTTTCGTATTTCTTCATTCTCAAAATCAAACAATACGGGTTGTCGCAAATCGCATATCTCCTCTAGCTTATCCTTGGAGACGCTATCTAATTCATATACTTCTAGATCCTCGCTCGTACGTAACTGAAACTGAACATGTAGATAAATGAATAAAACAATGCAAAAAATAAACATGCCTATTATTAATTTCATTTGCTAATAGAAAATAATAATACTTTTATTGGGTTTGTACGAAGTACTAAGTCCTACTCATTTGATATCACTTCTTCGCCATCTTCCTCAACAGATAATTGATCTACATCATTCACTTCCATATGCGACTCTTGCTCAGGATCCTCACACATCTCCATATCCTGTTCGGCTTCGGGTTCGGGGTCAGAATGAGACTCATTCGCTTCGGTTGCGGATATAGGTAAAGGTGCGGGGGGCTGTGTAACAGATACAAACAATGCTGGGGAAGATACCGGAGGCGACGGAATCACAATACTCATAATCTTCTGATTCAAATCAAGAACCAACGATTGTAGCTTGAAAATAACATCCTTTGAATCGCGAAGATCATTTTGCAGTTGATTTATCTTATCATTTAAGACCGCCGTTTTCATTTCAAGACCCTTGTTAGGTTGTATATTCTTCGTGCTTTTCTCTAAATCCTCAATTCTGCTAATAATACTGCGAACAACGACATCATCAATAGATCGCGTGTTTCCTTCGCTAGAATGCGGTATTCCCTCCTCATTATCTATTTTTTGCAAAATATTCTCAACACGTCCCAATCTTAAGGTAACCAATGCAAATGCATCAGACACAGATAACTTTCCTAGCGGAGCTTTGACTCCCTGATTTGCAGATTGCGCAGAAGAATTCGGAACCTGAACCTGTCTAGTATTTTGTCGTGCCGCTTGTTGTTGTTGTTGGACAACCGAAACCGGCTCTCCTGCTCGTCTTTGTCTAGCACCTGAAATAGATCTTGCACTGCTCATTGATAAAAAGAATGCACATATTGTTTTTCAATTATGGACGCATTTTCATAACTAATGAGTCGTGACTTTTATAATTAGTTATTGCAAAATCAGATAACGTATATTTATCTATAGATGTGTGCTTATGTAAAATATTCAATGTCGGAAAATCCATCGGTTCTCTCATTATTTGTTCGCGCATTATTCCTATATGATCATCGTAAATATGACAATTTCCTAAAAAATGTATAAATTCATGGGCCACCAACCCACAATGTTTTGCTAAAAGATGTGTCAAAAAACAATAAGACGAAATATTGAATGGCACTCCAAGACCTATATCACCACTGCGCTGATACAAAACACAAGATAGCTTATTCCCCCCAGAAACATTAAACTGACACATAATATGACACGGAGGAAGAGCCATTTGACTCAATTGACAAGGGTTCCAGGCACTCATAATAAGTCTGCGAGAATTCCGTGTTTCAGGATTCATCAAGTTATCAATAATATATTGCAGTTGATCTACCCCCGAGCCGGAATAATCAGCATCATTGCCTAGCCAAGGGGCATTAAAATGACGCCATTGATGTCCATAAATGGGTCCCAGCTCATTTTCCTGATAATTCGTAAGACCATGCTCATCCAAAAACTCGCGACTACAATTCGCATCCCATATATGCACACCTTGTGCATTTAAATCAGCGTTATTTGTATTTCCTAGAATAAACCACAATAATTCTTTCAAGCATGTCTTCCAAGCCACTCTTTTGGTTGTAAGTATCGGTATTTTTCCGTCGGATAGAGAGAATCTCATCATTTTCCCAAACAGACTAATTGTATTTCCATTTCTCCCTGTTTCAACTGAGCCATTCTCCAAAATGTCTTTTACAAGATCTAAGTATTGGGCTTCCTCTGACATGTTTTAGCTTAAATTGATTTTTTTATATTTTTATTTCTTGTTATAAATCATATGGAAAGTTTAGACAATGCATCAAAAACATCAACTGGATTCGTAAAGCATGTATTCAAATTTGACGATGAATCCAAAGGTGAATTATTAAATATTATCCAATATGCCATATTGGCCATTGTACCTATAGTTGTTCTAAACAAAGTCATGCAAAAATATGTTCCGGAGGCAAGTGATGAAAAAGGTAGTTTAGAGCTTGTAGCTGAAGTGATTATTCAAACACTTGCGATGTTTGTCGGTATATTTTTTATTAATCGCATTATTACATATATTCCTACTTATAGCGGCGTAAAATACCAAGATTTTAATGTTGTTTGCATCATTCTTGCAGTATTGATGATCACAATGAGTCTACAGACAAAATTAGGAGAGAAGGTAAGCATTCTCTCTGACCGTATACAAGAATTATGGAGCGGCAAATCTGACACAAAAGGTAATAAAAAGGGGAGCGTAAGAGTATCACAACCACTTTCGGGACAAGGGCAAGGGCAAGGACAAGGTTCATACAGAGAAGGGTTGACTGATATGAAAGATGGAAATAGTACAGCTATTTCATCACTTCCATCAGTAGGGCAAATGGCACCTCAGCAATCTCCTGACTTTAATGAAATGTACAAAAAACAACCAACGCCATTAATAAATGCTGCAACACCTGGTTCCGACAATCCTTATGCAAGTAATGAACCTATGGCAGCAAATGAAGCTATGGGTGGAATGTTTGGAGGATCTTCATTTTAACTCTTTCGTGCCTGAAGTAACCAAATATGGTTACTTAGTCACTCAAAAATTCCCTTTCAGGCATGAAAGGGTTAATGAGAATGCATGATGAGAATAGATACTTGATATTTATCAAAAATATATAAATATTACAATTTATATATTTACAAGCGGATATGGATATGAATAAATTATTGAAAGCTCTAGAGAAGAATGAAAATGATTCACTCTTGGATCTAACTACAAATAAGATTAAGGCCACAAATAATAAAATATTGCGTGAGCTCCATCTACCCAATGAACTGCATATTGAATATATGCGAAAGTTGGAAAATTATAAATATGTTGATGAGCTCTCCGATTTACGCAGCGGATCTTACATTCGTTGGATTCCTATTTCAAACCCATTGTATTTAGTTTTGAAAAAAGGTAGTCTTTTTTGTGATATAAAAGCAACAGATAAGGGTCTAGTATTGGTATGCAAGGGAGCATATAATAAGCATTTTCAGCTTAATTTTGATGAAAATCTTATATTCCAAAAATTATCCGATCAAGAACTGGTTTTATTGAGCGCATTGGATCATCTAGCCAAGTAATATTGAAAGTCGTCTAATATCCAGTAGGTGAATAAACATATACATTATTGATATAAGGATAGGAGTCATAATATTCACTGTACCCGTCTAAATAAACAGGATAATCGTATCCTCCATAGCCACCCCCATCTCCGCCATCACCATATCCGTATCCGTAATATCTCGCTCCGCCTCTACCTCTGCCAAACCCACCACCACCACCACCACCTCGGCTGAATCCACCTCCTCTACCTCCCCTACCACCACCGCCTCCTCTACCACTACCACCACCGCCTCCTCTACCACCACCACCACCACCACCGCCATGACCTTCTACAATCTTAGACGTGTTTACTAGCATTCCAACGCTTAATGCTAGAACAATTATTACTAAAAAAATGCTACACGTAACGAATATTTTTCCCATATAATACGCAAGAATAAAAAATGATATAATCCATTACTTTTTTCCACAAGCCTTGCAAGATTTAAATATACTAGAAAAAAAACTCTTAAATGTCTTTCTCTTCCCTTTTCTTATGCGTCTCATTTTGCGTGTACGCGCCATTTATATATAAACAGAAAAAATGTTTGTATATAATATACAATATTAGCAGGATAATGATGTAAATATGTGGCACGGATATTTGCATATTCGCACGATGTTGTAGCCAATTCGTAAAACAGCGGTCACCGCTCTTTAAGCCCGTTTGCCCATTTATTATATAATTCACTCAAATATTTTTCCCAAAACTATTTTGGGGAAATGAAAAAAGGACATTTATTTTTGTCCATTTTTGACTTGGCCAAAAAAGTCTTGGAAATACGAAAAAAATGAGTAGTTGTGACTGACGAGACCATAAGCCAGAAATTTTAATTTTCAGTTTGTGACGATAAATTTTCCACTTTTTCGTCAGATATTTAGGGGATTTTTTCGGTAAGTATTATATACTTACTAATGACTTACCAATTTGTCCCAAAAAATCCCATGCTTTTTTACTGTGAAAAGTGCCTCTACCAAACTGCTAACAAAAAAGATTACTTAAAACACTCAACCACACGCAAACATCTCAATACTTACCAATACTTACCAAAAATCCCAAAAAATCCCCAAATACCATTTTTTTGTGAATGCGGAAAAGAATATAAGCATAAGCAGAGCTTATATAACCACAAGCGATCATGTATTAGCGGAACACCTGAAAATCATATTATGGTGTCTGATGGATCATCTAATGAGATGCAAATGTTAGCAAATATGTTCATGGAAGTTGTGAAACAAAACAGTGAATTTAAAGAACTTATTATTGATCAAAATAACAAGCTTATTGATTTATCCACAAAACATACAGCCATGACGAATTGTCATAACACGAATACAATAAATAACAATAAATTTAATTTGAATGTATTCTTGAATGAGAAATGCAAAGATGCGATGAATATTGGAGATTTCGTGAATTCGCTGCAATTACGCATTCAAGACCTGGAAAATACTGGCGAATATGGATTTGCCGAAGGCATATCGCGAATCTTTATGAGGGGGCTCAAAGAGCTTGATGTTTACAAACGACCTATTCATTGCAGCGACTTGAAGAGAGAAATCATTCATGTGAAAAGCGAAAACAAATGGGAAAAAGAAGGAAGTGAACGAATGCAATTGAAAAAAGCAATCAAACAAATCGCAAATAAAAATATCTGCATGATACCTGCGTGGAAAAAAGCGAATCCAGGGTGCGATAAATATGATAGCAGAAAAAACGACAAGTACTTGAAATTGATGGTGGAATCTATGGGTCCAACAGATGAAAGGGAGGAAGAAAAAGATTTTAATAAAATTATTCGCTTTGTAGCGAGAGAAACTGCCATTGAAAAAGATGGATTGGAGGCTCTTTAATGTCTAATCTCCAAACTGTCCCAATTTTGGGACAGTTTGGAAAATTAGCATATGCCTTTATTTGTAATTGTTACCAATTTTGGTAACAATTACAAAGTAATCTCCAGGCTCA